CATTACCATTGCCATAGGTGATTTCAAGCCTAAGAAGGAACTTTACAAGGCCATCCTGGAGGCCAACATAGCCACTACTAAGGATGCTCTGCTCGGTGCAGGCATCAGAGAGAACTTTGGCACAGCCATTCAGGAAGTTCTGAAGGATAACATTGCTGGCATAGGTTCAAGGTCTGAACTAAATAAGACACTCAGAAAGTTTATTGAAGGCAGTCCACAGGATGCGCCATTTCTCAACAGATACATCAAGCAAACTACCAATGATGCTGTGATGACCTTTAATAGTGAGTACATTCAGACAATTGCTGCTGATCTTGATGTTGACCATTATTACTACCAAGGCACACTGATTGCTGACTCAAGGCCTTTCTGTGTAAGCAGAGCAGGCAGATACTTCACTACTGATGAAGTGAAGGCATGGCCCAATCTCAAGGGCTGGCAGGGGCGCATGGCTGGCACAAACAGCAGCACAATATTTATCTATCGTGGAGGTTACAATTGCCGGCATCAGCTATGGCCTGTAAGTAAAGAGCAGTATGAAGCTGCAAAGGAGAAGGACAGAGCAGGGCTGAGGTGATAGGGACAATTTGTCCCCAGGTGGCTACAACTTGACGCCAACTTAGTCCAGACTTAGTACCGACTAAGTTGCAACCCGTTCCAATTTGTCACGCTTTCACCCTACCTTTTTCACCCTACTTTCCTTCCCTATATGCGAGAAGTAGGGAGATAGGCTTTAGGTGCTTTTGCTCAATGACCTTGCGAAGGCCATAGCCTAAGTTCTGCGTAGTCATGACTTCATCCATGCTTTGCCTTCTGATGTACCCCTGAAGGATAACATCTGCTCCTCCTTCTGGGGCAAAGCATAGGATGTAGATGTGAGCGTCCAACTTGTCATTCATATTGAATACTAACCTTCCTGTCTTATACTTGGTTGTCTTGACCTGGATATTATAGTCATCCATCATCAGGTCAGTGCCTCCATCACCTTCCAGACCGCAAGACATATCCATTGGAATTTTTAGAGCCTTACTGACTGCGTATTCACCCATGACACCGAGGAGGTCAATTGTCTCTCGGTCATTGCCCCACTGCCTCTGTGGGCGATTAGGATTAGCCTGATCCTTCAGGAAGTGCCTGCCCTTGGCAAGCACATGGAGCAGCTCCATTTCTCTGGGTGTAAATGTTATCTTCAACTCGCATATAGGATTAACAAAATTAGGCTTAAATAATTGATATTTACACTATGAAAAAGGCGAAAGAGTCACAATCTAAAGTCAGCTTTGGTAAGCGAAGAGAAGGCAAGCATAGTAAGTCCAGAAAGCCAAAGGCGGCAAGACAGAAGGCCTACAAAGGTCAGGGCAGATAATGTAAAGTGAATACCTAACTATTTGTAAAATGGCTGACAAGAAGTTTAAGACAAAGGTCAATGGCAAGACCGTAAAGTTCGGGGCAAAGGGCTACTCCATTGCACCTGGCACAGCCAAGGGAGACAACTATTGCGCTCGTTCATCTGGCATAAAGAAGTGTAAGAATCCTCCTTGTGCAAATGATTTGAGCCGAAAGGCATGGGGATGCGTTGGCAAAAAGTCCGTAAAAAGTGCAGCTAAAAAATTCACTCGTATTAAGTAATTTTACTTCATGACTCAGCCACTCAAGCACTTCAAGATTGCAGAGTTTGACTCTCCTGATGCTCCTGGTTCAGGGGCTAAGATGCAGCCACAATTTCTGCAAAGGATTGACAATGCCAGAGCCATTGCTGGAATACCATTTAAGATTAATTCAGGCTTCCGCACTGCTGCTCACAATCTAAAGGTGGGAGGAGTGGCAGATAGCAGTCATGTTCAAGGATGGGCAGCAGATATAGCTGCTAACTCCGGCACAACTAAGTTTACTATTGTGAATGCCCTGCTAAAGGCAGGATTTACTCGCATTGGGATTGCAAGCTCATTTATTCATTGCGATTGCGACCCAACAAAGCCTGCCCAGGTGATCTGGACATACTAACAATGACACATGAATTAAAGGAGGAGCTGGTAAAGTTTATTTATGATACTCCTGCTTATGGAGCTATCATACTAACTAAAATGGCAAACCCAGACCCACAATTTTACAATGCCGGAGAAGAATGGCTATATCATCACGGTTGGTCATTGATACTATTGTATCGCATTTACCGCATGATTCTGGATATTCACAGAGGCTACAAGGAGCAGGTGCTGTGGTATAATGAGATTGGTGACCTTGTGCCTATGACAGGATATGCTAAATTATTTTTACAGATAAAAAAGCTGCTGTTATGGAAATAAGTAAAGACACCTTCATTCTATTCTGCCTCTTCATTGTCTATATTGGCGGAGACATTTACACAGCCAGAGTTGAACATAAGAAGTTGGAAAACACTATTAGGCAGAATGATGCGTACATTATTGCCTCATCCGTGCGATTGCTGCGAAATGAAGACACAGCTGATAGCCTTAGAAGGCAAATTAATGCGCTTGCAAAGTCAGTTATCTATATCGACTCATGCAACCAGGCGAAGAATCACAAGCAGGAAAGGGCGGAACGCAGGGGCAGATTCGTGGGAGGGCTTCTGAAAGGCCTGTTCCCGGGCATGTGAGCCATGCCTTATTCAGTAAGCGCATGCAAGTCTATGCCTACACCTGCACCTCTGTTGTGCTTGTTGGCTTGCTTGTTGGAGTCGGTTGGCTCTATAAAATTGAGAAAGTAGAGCCATCAGATTCTGTCCTGATGTTCATTCTGGGGCAAGTGCTATCGGCATGGGTTGCCCTGACTAACAAGATATTTCGCATCACTGCCCCTAATATAGGCAGTCACGATAATTGACTATTTTTGTGACTATGAATTGCCTGCAAGACTACATTGGACTAAAAGGATGCACAGTGGATGCTCCTCTGTCTGGCCTATACATCAATGACTATCCGGGCATGAGTTCGGAGCTTCTGGATAAGATTGCCACTCCTGAGCAGGCCTCTTATGTAGGCATGTGGGATTCAGCTCAGGCTGTGAGCTATGTCAGGATGAAGCGTGATGTGCAAGCTGCACTGTTCACTTCAGCAGAGGCTCAATTAGATCAAGTGCTATTCCAGACTCGCAAGCAATTTGTGCAGCAGTGGCAGCAGATTCAGGTTGTGCCTGAAGAGGCTATCCTGAAGGGAGCATTTGTAAGCATCCAAGGCAGCAAGTATCTGGCCCTGCGAGTAAAGCAAATCTACATCTATAATGCTGGCCCTGCTGTTGCCGGAGTGCCTTGGTATGTATTCCAGACTCAGGATGGCAAGATACTTGACCAAGGAACTGCTGACCTGACTGAGGGCATGAATTATGTGCCTATCAATAATGAGTTCTATTCCGACTTTGACAAGATTAACATCATGGTGGCAGTTGATTGCACAACTCTGCCAACCACCACAGGAATGTTCACTGATTGGGGATGGAATCAGATGGATATTGAATGTGCTACTCGCTTCACTTACCTTTGGCGCAATGGCTGGAGCATCTTCCCCGTGACTGCTCCGCTTGACTATGGCTTTGGCAGTCAGTGGAGTCAGGATAGTAGTCAGTCAGGAATATACATAGATGCTCAGCTTGTATGCTCACTTGATTCATTCATCTGCCAGCAGAGGGAGTTTCTGGTTGATGCCTGGGCAAATCTTCTGTGCTACCAGATACTTTGGCAGAAGGTAGCCAGCCCAAGAGCTAACTACTTCAGTCAGGGCAACAGAGAGTTCACTGAGCGAGCTATGGCTACCTTCTTAGATGGCTATCAGCAGAGCTTGGCAATCTGGGCAAGACAACTGAATCTAAGAGGTGAAGGACTGTGCTTCAACTGCGATAATGCTGGCCTGATTCAACAGGGATTTGTGAGGCCATAGACCTACGGCATGTACGGGCAATTGCCGTACAATTATGCAAGTACATACTTTAGCATTTTGTCTCCCTGATGCATTGCAAACTCCTTATACACCAAAGTGCCATTAGCTATAAGTGGCTCAATCACTTCATATCTGATATAAGTATCATCAAAAAGGAATCGACCAGAAGCAGGCTCAAAATAAACTGCCTGTCTAAATGTATTTCGCAAATCCCATTTGTGAGTTTTTTTGC